CGCCCGTCATCACCGCGCGCCTGGCTGCCACCTCAATCCGGTCGGACTTCCCGGATGCATAATCCACAGTCCGGATGCCGCTGGCCGTCATCTCGTCAACCACCTCGCCGATGGCCTGGCTGTACGTCCTGGTGCCTGTGGTAATCCCCAGCATGGCCTTGTCCAGGCTGCGTTCAAGGTATTCAGAAAGCGGTGTAAACACTTTCTTGCCACCGCCTATCGGCACGTTGAAGCCCGTGGTCTGGGTTATGTTTTCCAAGGGTCTCAGGCTGTCCTTGGTCTGCCTCCTGGCAGCGTCCACAACCTGTTGGAGCCATTGGTTATCCTTATAAGGCAGGTAGTCCCTGCCGGCCGCCTCATAGATTGCCTTGTTGCGGATGTAATCTGACCGCACTGCCTGCTCATAGATATCGTCCACCTGCAGGTCCGTCTTTTCCAGGGCCTTGCCAATCATCTGCCTGATGCTGCTACGGCCCTTACCGATGGCATCCATCCTGACCAGCAGCCAGTCAATGACGGGGGTGACCTGTGTGGCCTCCTTGATGCGCTGTATGATTTCATCCATGATGGACAGCTCCAGTGCTGTCATGGTGCGCTCCAATGGCTTGGGCAGCTTCTCCAGTTCCTCAGGCGTCATGATATCACTCCTCCGTCAATACCGGCTCCGGTAGGTTCCTGGCTGCCTCCTCCAATGTCTCGCCGTACCACTTAGCCCGGTACTCTTCCGGCCTCATGATTCCTGCAGCCAGGTCCTGCCTGTCCTGCTGGCGTTCCTCTTCCTCATCAACCAGGATGCTGTCCTTGAAGGTACACAGGAACTCATATCCGGACTGTGTGAGGGCATTGTAGAAGGCCAGGGCATACACCAGGTCCTCCAGGCAGTCCTCCAGGTTGGACTGGATGGCCTTGACCATGTTATACTTGCGCTTCTTGGCTATCCTGGCCTCTGTTGCTGTCTTATCCACCTCATTGACATCTGACAGGTCACCATATGACAGGCTTGTGTTGAACTCAATCCGCCGTAGATAGGCATTTAGCCCATTGATGAGGCTTCCTTCCCTGAACTCAGGACTGTACTCCTGATACAGTTCCTCCCCACTGGACTTACTGAGGTTAAGGGCACGGTACAGGCGCTTATTAAGCTTGGGCAGTACAAGATTGGTCTTCCCTTTCCCATTAATGATAGGTACGGCCTGCAACGCTGCCACATCCACATGTACTGCACGTTCCCCACTCTCAAACTCCCAATCAAGGCGCCCAAACTGCATGTCTGCCTTCTTAATCAGGCCAACCGCCGAATCATAGATGGACACCCCACAGGAGGAGCCGTCTATCTCATTCTTGATTGGGTTCCGGTAATACCCAAAGTCAGGCCGTTCCACCCCGGGATATGTGACATCTTCCGGCAGGGATGCCCACTCATCTACCACGGACAGGTCAACAGGGCTGCCGATGCTGCTGATATTGGATGTGTGGTATGCCTTGTTCTGGATGCGTAAGGTCAGGTCCTGATTCCATTCGTGGAACTCAAAGCGGAGATAAAAATCATCATCACTTATCCGTTTTACCTGGATGAATACCACGCTGGTCATCCGGTCCCTGGCGTCAAATGCAATCGGCACAAACCGGTCAGCCGTGACATATTCGACCGCATTGCCGCCTAACGGTTTGATGCAGAACGACCCCAGGCCAATCCCTGCCTGCAGGTTCTCATTGAGGTTCCGGATGGCTGACTGGTATATCTTATCCAGCTGCTCGTTTGAGATGCTGGACTCCATCTCATTCAGACAGACATTGGCGAACTCCCTGCAGATGCCCTGTTCAATCTGGAGGGAATCCACCTGGTCATCCACCCATGGGGCATGCCCACGGTACATGGCCCCCCACTGTTCAATCTTCCCTATCATCTGTTGCGATATCGCAACATCCTGTCCTATCACCTGTCTCAACGTCTTTGCTGGGAACATCTTCCTTATCACCCCTCTTATTGCACTCAGTATCCTTCCAAACAATCCATCACCTGCCTTACTGGCCTTTCTTCTTCCAGATTCGATTCGTTGCGTACCTGACCGAGTCAATGCAATGGTCATTCCCATCCGGATAGCCGCTGATTACATTTCCTTCCTTGTCCCGCTCATATTCATAGTCCATGAACTCCTGGGCCGCTACAGGGCACCGGACATTATCAATGACAATCCCCCGTAAGGACTGAAGCCACTTGAATGAATATTCCCGGCTTCCTGGCCCTTTCTCGGCTCCGCGTGCCAGCAATCCATAAGCACGATAATCGCCCACTGACTTTTCCTCCGCGCTATCACAGGTAATCAGGTCGTTACCGGTAATGCCCAGTTCTATCAGCTTATCCGCTGTCTGCCGGTTGCTCTGCTTATTGCAGGTATACTCCTGCCAGACATAGAGTATATGCCGTGCCGGGTCATAATGGGAACGGGTAAATGCATATAGGTCTGGATACCATCCCCAGTCCACGCCATTCAGGACATGGTCAAACTGGGATATCTCATCATCGGTTATCTCCCGGATGGTCACGTTATCAAATACGCTGCCTCCGCTGCCATTCGCTACGCCCATATACTCATTCTCGTAGGCCTCCGGATTCGTGTCCTTTAGGAACTCAGCTTCATCCAGGAACGGCTTGCCCAGCCACTTGGCCGGCACATCCAGATAGCTGCTCTCTGTTACCAGCCTGGAGGCCTTAGGCACCTTGATGTACTTGTTTGCCCAGTTGCTGGCGGTCTTTGGCGGGTTAAAGGACTTGAAGATATAGGCCACATCACCGCCACGGATGACGGACTGCTCAATCTTACGGACTGATTCCGGCCCAGTGAACTGGTCCAGCTCCTCCAGCCACAGGATGCCGATGTAGCCGAACGGTACCTTGATGGACTTGACCTTCCCTGGGTCATCGGCACCACGGAAATATATCTTCTGACCGGTACTGATCCGGGTTATCTCCATGGGACTGACCGTTGCGTGGAACTCCTCCGACAGCTCCAGGGCTTCGATTGCCCATAGAATCTGCTGGTATACAGAACTGCGCATGGTATCTGCCACCTGACGCATGACAACGGCATGCATCTGGTCATTGTCCATGATGAGGTCAATGACCTCCAAACTGATGAAGGAGGACTTCGTGGAACCACGGCCGCCAGGAAAGACATATTCAGTGTGGCCATGTTCCTGGATATCAAAAACAACCGGAGCAAATACCGGGGCCACCATGTTGGAGGGTATACCCGTGTATCTGACCGGCTGGTCATTATCCGTATCTGGTTGTAATGCATCGGCCTGGGCTTTCAGATGGACTATCTTAGCCAGCTGCTCCTCAATATCCAAATCGGACTTAATCGTCTGCCCCAGGGTGTCACGGATGGCCTCATAGGCACTCACGTTTCCGGCTAGGGCCTTCCTGATGACGGCGGCATTAACTGCACTCTCCAAGGTACTATCGAGTCCCATGGCTTCCAGGACCGGCGTCCACTCCGGGCTGTCTATCTCAGCTGTCAGGAGCATATTTAATGTGCGCCTGAAATCGGCTTTCTTGCGCCTGGCCTCGCCGGATGCCTTGCCTGCTTCTGAGGCGATTACCCGTAGTTCTTCCGTGGTTCGATGGTCAAACCCTTTATCTTTTATGTTTTCATATCCGGCCACTCACCTCACCTTCCAATCTGGCTGTTATTTGGGTATAGAAAAAGAGACAGCCAACGCCATCTCTTATTTCATAATCATCTTGAATTTTCACTTCAGAAGATGTCTTACCGAATTCCCGTAGACAATAACTTCTCTGGCATACATGCTTTTCAGGTCATCCAGTAGCCTGCCTTCTGCGCAATGTTTCTCTTGAAACTTTGTGAGTTTCTCCAATTTTCTTATTGAATCTTCCATCTTACCCATATACCGTGCCGCACTTGCATCTTTGGTCATATTAATGTCTCCTTTCTCTTTTTAGACAATTATAACGCAGATGCAAAATAAAATCTCCCACCCCAACTTTTACTTGAAGGAGGTCTCGGCCGCCCTATGTTTCAGGTGCCGGGAAATGGGCAATAGAAAAGGCCCCCGTTTCCGGTAGGCCTAATTTCATAATCCAATTATACCACAGGTTTTAAAAAACTTTTCCATCCGTTTTCCATCATTTACGCATCATCTATCAGACGTTCCGGGTGCGCCAGTTCAAATGCCATCAGGGCCTCCCCATGTTTATTGATGATGTACTTGTATGTATACCCCATGTCGCAGGCTATTTGGGTGAAGTTCCTCTCATTGCGTACATACCGCCGATACAGGATATCGATAAAAAGGCTGTCATTTATATCATGTATCTCATCAATCAGCCTATGCTTCAATTCCATGTACTGGATTATGCGGTTTTCTATATCTTCCTCCAGACTTACCACCCGTAACGCCTGGGCCTCCGTCTGATTGCCCTGGGCACTGCCAAATGAAGTCTGGACATTTTCCACTTCACTTCCATCTTTCTTGGCATGTATCCCCCTGTCTCCTTTTGCTTCCCTCAATTCCTGTTTCTTATGCTTTATCTTTTGGTCCAGTACCCCTAACTGACTCAAGTACTCCTTAGCTGTCATCTACTCCCGCCTTTCCCTGACCCATGCAGAATCTGGAACCTCACCTTGTCCCACTCAGCCGCTAAATCCCTGGCCTTAACGTCACTGTAATCTCCCAACCGCTCAAACGTGTATCTGCCCCGGTAGGCCCTTCCATCAGCCGCGCAGTGTTCGGGGACCTGCCGGCTGCAGTGAAGCATCGTCTGGATGTCCATGGTCGCATACGTGCCGACCCGGCGGCCATAATCATATACGTTGTAATATACCTGTCTCAAAAACATCCCTCCTCAATACATCAGCATGATGCCCTTATCCATCAGCTGCAGGCCAATCTGCTTAATCACTTCCGGCTCATACTTACCCGGATTTTCCTCAAACTCCCTTGTCACATACAGCAGGTCCGCCACTCCGTAGCCCTTGACCGCCTTAAGCTTTTCCTCCATGGTCATTCCCGATTCCTTTGATACATTGTACGCCCTCACGTTATCGCCTCCATTCCCCCAGCTACGCTCCTCCAGTTCCGTCAGCAGTGCCAGTACAATTGTCCGGCACATCCGGCAGTCATACTCTGTCATGATTTCTTCCGCATCTTTTATCACCGCATCCCATCTATCAGATTCCCTGGGCAATACCTCATCCTTCCACTTATTCCAGAACCAGTTATAGCTTTTCCAGAAGACTCCCTTCACCTTATCGTTATCCATGCATCCTCCTTAATCAAACGGCAGTTCCTCACCCATCGGCACTGCTTCAAACTCCCCGGTGTCATTCCCGAACAGCCTTGCCATCTCTTCCTTCCATGGGTATATCTTATTCTCCCCCGGGCTGTTCCTGAGGCGTTTCGTGCTGGCCTCGAAGAACAGGGGTATGAACTCATCCTGCACGCCGCCATCGCGGTCCTTGCATATCTCAATCACATTGGTGGACTGATACAGTTCATTGTCATCCTTCCACTTGAACATGTCCTTTGTCAGGCGCCTGAAATC